AACTTTGTTGTTGATTCTAGTGATTATAGGGTTTTGATGCCAGTCATTGTGAGAGGGTGTTATTAGTTCCTTTATATGTAATACAGTCTTGGTTTGCCAAGCAAGGGTATACAGCTTACGCTAAAGCCAGGACTACTATATACAAGGAAGTTCACATGTCTAAGCACGTGGTTTTTGGAAACACAGTGCAATGGGATAGTGGGTTACCTTCAGGTTCATATCTAACCTTACTTGTTAATAGCTTGTGTAATCAATTTGCGATTAGATACGCTTACTACAAGCTGGTGAACCCTAAGACTATGTTTAATGATTCTGTTAGGCTGGTCGTGTTGGGAGATGACAATATATACACCGCTGTCAAAGATATAAGAGATAAGTTTTATCCATCTGCGATCGCGGTTGTATTAAAAGACTTAGGATACAAACTAACTTCAGATTCTAAAGGTGCTCTAGGTAACTGGAGGACTATAAATGAGGTGAGTTTTCTTAAAAGGTCTTTTAGGTATACCAATAGGGGGTATCTAGGTCCCTTATCTTTAGAAACACTAGATAATACTGTTTGCTGGACCAAGAAAGGACCTCTCTATATGAAGATTTTTAATGATTCCATTAAGTTCTTTTTTAGAGAATTATCTTTCCATGACCCAGAAATATTTAAAGAACGGTCACGTAGAATGAATGAATGTTTAACTTCCATTTCTTTTGATGGATTACCGGACCGTTATCAAACTCAACATTATTGGATGTGTCAAGTCTTAGATTTGCCATCCTTTACGTTAGAGTTACTTTAGATTATACGTCGAGTTGGTGAACTCGAGAAGAAAAATCACTAGGCATTGCCTGCCGTTAGAAGCGGTGATCCTGAGTTTTCGATCTTTTATCACTAATGTTAGCTTTAAAAGTGTGTTAAACTGCGTGACTCAGAAGGACGTTCATACCAAGATACTAATCAGGATGCGTCGGTGGCGATCCCACTAATATCCAGATAGGCTAATATCTTAGGAACTAAGTCATTCCTAAGACTTATTAAAGACTTGCTGAAAATCACGATAATGTCTCTTCGACTGAGACGAAAAATAATGTCGAAAATGCTGATACTACCAAGTTTCAAGATGATGCTATAGTGGAAGTGGCTAATAACCATTTTAACCCTATTACATTACTAAAGAATTACTTCTCTTCTTCATCCACTGTGGAGGATACTTCCATTCTTAGATTTCTTTCTAAGCCTAGTGAAATAGAAGCCGGAGTGTTTTCTTTGACTGACACCGTTACCACTTTTTCGTGGAAACCTTTTCCTTTTACTTTACTACAAAAAGATTTGTATGCTAGGAAATTGCAAGGGTATTACGGTTTTAGAGGTACTCTAGTGTTAACTTTGCAAGTAAACGCTGAGAGGTTTCAACAAGGTAGATACATGTTGGTGGCCGTTCCTACAGGTGGAGTAGGCCAAGGATTGGTGACAAATGAGTGGGCTAATAGACATGCTTATTCTTTAGTCCAGAGAACTCAATTGCCCAGGGTGGAGATTGATTTAGGAACTCAGACTTCTGTAGAACTTAGATTACCCCATTCTATGGTGCAAGATATGGTCTCTATACAATCCATTAACTCACCGAAGGAGTCTGAATATTATGTGAG